CGCTGGTCGTACGTTGGACGCGACCACATTTCAGTGACTTCCAAAACGTTTGGGCTTTGCATTGCTTAGACTCCTGGGCTTTGGAATTCGATGATGGTTGTCGGTGGCTGCAACTTGTCTTTCAGTGCGGTGATCGCTTCGGTGACTTTGTCGAGTTTACCGACCGTTGCTAGCGTGTTCGCTTCGATCTTCTTTTGCGAGTCGTCAGCCTTGCCCCTCGTAAGCAGTCGGGATTCCTTCGCTGCTAGGTCAGGCGTGCTTATCGTCGCTTTCATTTCCTTCTTTTTGGCGGCTTCTGCGAACTGTGCTTTAGCTGCCGCGATTGCTAACGCGGTATCCTTGTCGAGTCCTTGCTGTTGTAGTCTAAATGCTTCCGCTGCTTGCTCGCCTTGCTCCAAGAGGATCTTCTGTTCTTCGAGTCGCTGCAATTCACTCTTGCCTAAATCCGCGATTCTTTGCAGTCGTGATTTCTCTTCGTCTTGGGCTTTCTTTTTCGCCGCGTCTTTGTCTTGCTCGGCCTTTAGCGTCTTCTCGGCGAACATGATCCGCTTGATGTCAGCATCGCCTAGCCCCTGATCTTGCAGTTGTGCCCGCCGTGCTTCTTCAGCACTCTTAGTCAGTGCAATGTACTGGTAGTTAACGTTGCGAAGCGTCGAGATAGTCGACTGGTCGATCTGTGCTTTCTTAGCCGCTGCCGCATCCTCTGCGGCTTGCTGCTCTTTTATCAATCGCACTTGCTGAGCATGGGCACTGTATTTTTCACCGAGTTGGTTCTGTTGCTCACGAAGCGATTGGGCTACCTTCATGTAGCCGTCCGCCTGGTTTCTCAAGTCGGCAATAACCTCAGGGCCCTGCTTGCTCTTCGTTGCTTTTTCCGCTTCTTGGCTGTAATACTGGAAAGATGCAACTGCGTCATCAACTTCTTTCCCGACGGACTTGAAGAGTTCAACCGCTGCTTGTTGCTGCTTGTCAGGATCGCGGATTAACGTCAGGTCTTCCATCTGATCGCCGACTTTAATCGACGCCATCTTGACCATATGAGCCGCAAAGTTGTCAGCCTCTTTTGCCGCGTCTTCCATCCGACCTGCTAGGTCGTCGACTCCGAAGATAGCTTCGCCTATCGTCTTGCCGAGCTGAAACGCCATAATGCCAACTAGAGCCGCAATGCCTCCCTTAAACGCCATCGCACCCGCGCCGCCTAGTTTCATCACTTCCGAGAATTGGCCTATCTTCTCGGTAATGCCCGCAACACCTTGAGCCGCTGCCGCAAACTCAGTGCCGCCCAACTGACCCGCTAAGACTCCGATAAACTCGGTGGACGCTTTAGCCTTCGAGCCGACTTCCTTAACGCCGCTTACTGCGTTCTCAATGTTCTTCGCGGCGTAGACCGCTTTTGCGCTCGCTTTGTCTTCGGCTTGGATCAGGATTTTTACGGCGTCACCGGCCATTATTCGCTCTCCGCTTTAATCCTGTTTTCTTCGTACTTTAAAATCCGCACCGCGTCAACAAAGGAGGCTGATTGATCGAGGCTCCCGCCTGCTACCGGCGGCAAGCCTTCGTTGAACAAATCAGCCATCGAAACAAACTGGCCGATACTGTCGCAGTATCGATTCGGGCATCCTTTTAAGATCCAACTTCCATTTGTGCATTCGTCGCATCCTGTGCCGTTACACGCTGGGCATTCGATCTCGATAGGCTCCGCGTCTGTTCCTTCGTCTTCGCACTTCTTGTCGCTGCATCGTCGGCAAAGTTCCCCTTGCCTAATCAATGCTGCGACTCTCAGTCTTTTTTTTCGTTGGTGTCCATTCGTTGATTGTACGCCACCTTGATAAGCAACTCCCTTGCCTCTCGGTACGTCAATAGGTTGTCAAGGTCGTCGACAACAAACGGACGCTCGACGTTTCTCCATCCGACAACAACCCGCTTTAATTCGCTGATTGTCACGTCGAAGATTTCGTCGATTGAATGCTTTTCATCGAGTAGATCAACCGCTTGAAGTATGCTGCGCTGCCCTCGCATCGATTGCGATAAGCAAACGAATACTGGACGCGTCTCGACGGGCTTGCTCTGGTCGGCATCGAGGCACACTTCAAAGGTCTGATCTGGCTCTAAGAAAATCGGCATACATAATCCTGTTAGGTTGCTGCTGTGAAGGTGATCGAGCATTCTTCGTCAACGTTTGAACCGTTGCGATTGGCTTGCCACTCGATTTCATCGACAACCAAGTTCTCCCGGTCTGCTTCTTGCAAACTGATGATCTGTGCTTTTGGTGCGGTGAATGTCATGACGCTGTTCGTCGGCCCGTCGAGTGACCACGTCAGCGAATGCTCGGACATATCCAAGAGTTTACCGTATCTGTCTTGAGTAGCAACCAACTTGGACTCTGGGTTGCCCGTGATCCTAACAACTCGATTGGTGATTAGACCGGCAAGGAAACCTGATACGTCCGAAGGGTCTTCGCGTAGGATGACGGTATTGCCGCTATCGAGCGTGATATTCTCCACGCCTAGAGCAACGCTATTCCAGGTCGTTGTCGAGGATGCGAAGCGAAGCGACTGAGCCGAAGGATAGGTCGGTGCGAGGATCGCGGTATCGGTCGGACTCGACCAAACTCCGGTAAACTCGAACTCGAAGAACGCCGCCTTGCCTGTTGGGCAGTTCAGCTTGAAGGTGCCTGCACAACCGCGTAGCAGTTTTCGCATCCCGTCGATGTAGACGCCAATCGTTAGCGTCTTGACGTTACTACCTGGTGCTTCCGTTCGAGGTGTGAAGACTTGACCGCTTTTGACCCATCCGCAAGCGGGTAGAAATGTATCCGCCCAACTTGGTTCGGTTGCTGTTCCGTCCCAAGATGCGTCGTGCTTAAAAGTCACCTTACCGCGATACCCGCCCGGTACGCTTGCACGCATTCCGAAAGCCGCTTGGCCTTCCCGCGATTCAAGCTCCGTTTCAGTCTGGATTGCGATGTCGTAGCAGTTAAACGCGGCATCCGACCCGGTCAGGCTCATCGCTGTACCTGGAGTCGTTTCAATCGATGCTGCCAATACTCGCTTGCGTTTTAGTAACGTCATTTTGTTTCCTTTATTGATTCAATGCCTTGAGTTTGATCTTACCTTGTGCCGCTAGTATGACGTCACGCAAACGGCGATTGACTTCTATTGGGAGTCGCTCCCGTGCTTTATTTTCCGCAACCTTGCCGATACCGCCTCGAATGTAGTAGTCACCGGGCTTCTTGCCCTTTACCTGCCGAAGCGTACGTCGATTCGTTTCGTCGGCCGTGTATACATTACCTCGCCAGTTGCGAGCGATGAAGCCATCTAGTACGGTCGTCCATCCGCCGCCCATGTCGGGCTTGTAGACAACGCCGCTAGACTTGACCTTGCCCTTTCGCTTGCGAGTGTACGTCTTGGCTTCGTGGTACTTTGCGGGGAATGGATAGCCCTCCCATAGTCCGATCATTGCTTCGGCCCGCTTCGGTACTGCTTTGTTTTTCTGGCGTATGGTTTTCTTCAATGTTGCCGCTTTGCTGATCGCTTTGCTGTTGCCTTTGTTCATCGATGACAACTTGAGGTTAATCATCTTGCCGACGACTTGAGCAACCTCGACGCGTACGCTCTTTGCTGTGCGATTAACCGCCGTTGCCAACACTCTCGGCAAGTGTACTTGGAAGTGCCCCAAGTTGGTCTTCATCTGCTTGAGCGACTTCGCGTCGATGGATATCTTTATCACGCTCGTAACTCCGTCATGTCGTCTTCGGAAACTCGGTAGGTGATGTTCAACGGGATCTGTAGCCCGTCCATCCCGCCATCCGCCTGGATGTAATTGACCGTCTGCCACTGGGCATCCGTTGCATAGCCTCCAAAGGTATGCCAAGTCGAGGAACCCGACGCGACCGCCTTGATGACGTCCGCATGAAACGCATTGAGCAGCGAGTCTATCGCGTCCGTGTTTCGCTCGTCCTGCATCACATGGCAATGAATCAAGAACTGCTGCTTGTATGCGTTCGACGGTGGCTCGCCCGGCCTGTCGAGTTCAGGTACTCGTTCGGGCTGTCCTTGTGTCAAAACGATCTGATTGTTTCGCGGCGTGAAGTCTGCAAATCTAGCCGGTCGTTGCACTTCGCAAATTTCAGTTTGGTAGCCGTTGGCACCAATCATCGCGTCAAGACGCGATTTCAGTTCGAGTGCTATTGATTCGACAACTGCTACCGGCATTCTAGGACTAACATCCCTTCATCGTGACTCAACAGTTTTAGTATCGATCTTCGCTTCGGTGCTTCACCGACGCGATTCGGAAACGCTAATTCGTCCCCGCCTAAGTTTATTTCGTCGCTTGCAATTCCGCTCGACTGATCGTTGGCAACGTGTACCTCAAATAGAGGGTAAACAACGTTTCCATCCTCAGGCAAGACGCCGAGTGCTTCGCGTATCACAACCGCCTTGATCTCCCTGGATCGACCGTTCTTTTTGTAGTAAACAATCGATTCAGCGAAGTCGTCAGCGTTGCAAAATACGCTCTCGGCATCTTGCTTAATCAGGTCGTGAAGCGTCACTTACTAGGCTCGCTTGCAAGTGATCTTGACGTAGTCAACAACCACCGAATCCACGTTGGTGTTCGCGGCCTTCTGTAGTTGGATGATCGGTTGCAATCCAGAGCTGTAACCGCTCATGTCGAAGGTCGTACCAGTAGCGACTCGACGTCCATCGATGTAAAACTTGACGTCTTGCTTTCCGCCGGTGAAGTCGATCACGAATTCCTTGTAGGTCGTGCCCAAGGTCGTCCCGCTGGAAACGTCATCGTTATCCCGCGTTCCGTCGTCAGTCTCGACATATACGAGGCTGGTGCTGTTTGCACCTTCCATGCGGAACCATGCGTTAGCCGCTACGCTGTCGGCCGTATCGTTACGTGCCGAGCCAACACCAAAGCAGAGAATTGATCCGCTGGTGAAGGTAGCCGCACCGATCTTCACTCGCATCTCGACTCGCTGAACCAAGTCGATGTCGAAGTCCAACGCATCGTTGAAGTGAGGGCAAACGTTCTCAATCTCGTTCGTCGAGGCGAGAGTAACGGTCAGTTCCGAGGTGCCCTTAGTGTAGGTCGGCGCACCTGCTGAGGAAGTGTCATCGACTAGCCAAGCGGTAGCCGGATCCGCCGAAGTTGGAAGCGTTGCGACTGCTCCGTTGAAGTCGTCGTAAAAAATCTGGAAGTCTCGAATGTCACTCATCATCAATTCCTTTGCTTTGTTTGTTCGCTTGAAAAAAGGCCCCAGCCCAATCGAGCCGGGGCCGTGTGTCAATCAGGCAATCGCTTAGGTGCGATTACCGAAGATGCCGCGATGATCGATCACCGCACAACCGAAGGTCTGACGCACCTTGTACAGGTAGACGTCGCGGGACATATCCCAGTCATTCTCAAGTACTGGGGCTTCTTCGCCGCTCAAGAACGAGAGTTCCATCGTGTCGACTTGGGAGTTGTCCGCAATTGCGTACCAGTTGGTGGTGCTGTTCGCATCGAGCAACGCAGTGGCAACGACCGACAGAGGCCGTACGCCATTGACGCCGTAGATGTTGACTACGCCTTCATTGCCGTTGCTCTGTACGTAGGATTGGCTATTGACCAACTCCAACGCATTCGCTGCGTAGTTCTGGGGAACTAGCAAGACTCTTGGCGAAAGGTTGAGGATCGACCCGTTAAGGCCAGTCTGCAAACTCATGAAGCGGAATGCTTCGTTGAGGGTCGTCACGCTCGGAGCCGCTGGAGTTGTGTTGGTGATGTTGCGTCCGCTTGGGTGAGAAGCAGAGAACAACGCGAAACCATCCGGCATCGTTGGATTACTCAAGAACGTGTCGTAAACAACTCGCTCTTGAGTGCGTCGAGCTGCCTGCCCTTGCATCGAGGGGATGCGGGAGAGTGCATCGAGGTCGTCGTTGATGACGGTTTCCCAAGTGACTGAGAATTCCGCACCGAACTTGTCAACCTTGTAGCTCTTCTTCTGATCGCTCAAGCCTTTCTCAGGGTAACTCTTGCCTTCAGGCACCATTTCCAGGTTTGGATACTCGGAGAGTTGAACGCGATTGATCGCTTTGAAGTCATCGACGCTAGCTGCTTGCCGAACCCACAAAGCCCAAGTGAATGGGGCCTCGTCGTAAGCCGCTCGGAGAGTCTTGTTAACCGCATCTGAGAGGATGTTTTGGAAACTTCCGGTCGTGTGATACGCATCGGATCGGCGAACGCGGAGACGATTAAACGTCCCGGCGTGACCCATCGCCATGCGTGCTACGTCGCCTTTGGTGTGCTTCAATGGGTCAATGCCCATTCGACGTACGCATTCTTCGGCAAGTCGGTAGAGTCCGACATTGCGGAACTCCGCATCGCCTTGTGCGGTCGGTGCCTTAGTGCGTTGAATGTTGCCTTGGAAACAACGTTGAACCAAGCCAGCCTTAGCGGCTTGCTCGAACTTGTCGTGTTCCGATTCGGTAACGGTAACGCTGCTTCCGATTGGTTGATTAGCCATCTGACGGATGATCCTTTGCTGAGCGTCTTCCAGTGAACAACCGGAGTCAACCAACTCATCAGCAAAGGTGCGCTCAACCTTCGCTAGTTTGGCCGCTGCGTAAATCGATTTCTTTCGTTCGTCAATTGCTTTCAGTTGTCTTGCAACTTCGCTTTCGACTTTGTCTTCCGCTCGAGCAACCTCAGGCTCTTTAGGCATTTCGCCTTCCGCCCTTGCCGCTTCTTCGGTTGGCTTGTCCATGCCTTCCATCAACTCGACTTCGAGTTCTGGTTTTGCCATGTGATCGGCCATCCACTTGATAATCTCGTTCGGATCGGTCATACCTTCGGGTAGACCAAGAGACGAGAGTTGAGCCATTAGTTGCTCATTCATGCCATCCTGCCTTTCTGCTTGGTCGTAAGACCGCCTGACCGTGGAATTAGGATCTGCACCCGTTGCACAGATCGACGCGTTGTGAGGCTCCCAAGCGGTAACAATCTCCGCCGGCCCTTCAACAGTGACGCCACGTTTCGTCGTGTATGCTTGCCCTTCCGGGATGTAAATGCGATTGAGGATTACCGCATCGATTGAGAAGTCGTTTAAGTGCCCCTCTTGGTATCGAGTCGCTACGACTTGACTCTCTGGGTCGGAGGCGAATGAAGGATCGCCAACTAGCTCGCCGTCCTGAATCTCGATGTTACGTATTGACCCGAAGACATTGCGGACAGTTCTATCGTTGTGTGAGTCGACAATGGGCAACTGATTCTTCGAGTTGCGAAACTGAACGCCGTCCATCAGCAAGACTTGACGAACCATGCGACCGCGTTGTTCGTCGTAGATTTCAATCGGAGTCTCGGTTGCAATGACTGCTCGACCGTCTTTAGGTGCTGCGAATGCTCGCTGAATCTTTGGGACTGCTGCGATACGCTCGACTTTATCTGCTGCTTGCATTTGTCGTTGCACCTTTTCGCTCCAAGTTTTTCCAGCGTCTCCGCCCCATAACGCCCACGCAATCCGACCGGCTGAGGGAAAGCCCTTTTGGCTTGGCTTCCATCCTTCGCCTTGCTTGTCCACTTCGTGCCTTGCGAAGTAACTGACCATGCGTCCGATAGTATCTGGACTCATCGCCTTGCCGTTGCTCAAGTCCCTGGCCCTTGCAACACCAACCGGAGTTCCTCCGCGATTGTGTTCGCGTCTCCACTCAAGGCCCTGCTCAGCCTCTTCGCGTACGCCCTCAGGTGGAGTAAAGTCAATGTCGTCGTACTTCGCTCGTTCGATCTCTTCCGATGCGTACAATGCCGCGACCTGATCGCTGGCCGCATCTTCTGAAGCATGGCAACCCATTAACTGGGCGGTATCGTCTTTCACGACACCCCAGGGACGCGATATTGGGCAAGCCTTGGTTTGCTTCGTTCTATAGGGCATTAGCAACCTCGCTTACAACCTCTTGCGTCTGAGGAGATGGAGTAGCCGACTGAGCTGCACTGATTGCCAGTTGCTGCTCTTGTGGCGTGAGCAATCCAAGTTTCTTCTTCAAGTCTTGCTCTTTTTTGCGTTGATAGAAGACCGCTCGCCATGATCGACCACGGGAACCAAGTTCCGTCTGGTAGTCGCTC